GAGCACACGCTTGCTCAACCGAGAACGTTTTGCCGTTGCCAGAGAGACCAGTAATGAACGTCGGATAGAATAGACGGGACTGAATAATTTTTTTAAGATCACTGAAGTTGCCAAACTTGACGAAGGAATCATCTTTCTGGGGAATAAGGTTTTGTTCAACAGCAGGCATAGCAGGAGGTGCCTGATAGTTTTGCTCAAGTTTTTCCTGAATAGTCAGGTTCCACTTACCACGACCAACTTTGTAATCAGAAAGTTTGTTGGTAATGGTTTGATAGTTACCACCATTCATCGCACACCATGCACGAATATCTGCACTCGTTACAGATTCACCATAAAGACCCTGTAGTGAAGTGCGGATGTAATCAGCAGAGAAAGACATGATGTAGGTTGTTTGTTTCAACTGAAGTTATTATAAGGCAGAAAGAGGCAGAGTCAGGGATAGAGTGGACAGTTCAAGAATCGGCCAACAAATACTCTTCCAACTCCTGAACCAACCTCTTGCGGGAATGTCTTCTGTCAAGTTCAATACCGACAGTGCGACCATAGTCCTCAAGTTCCTTCTTTGACATATCATGGAATGATACATCACTTTCATATGGAAAAGTTTCTACAAGTTCTTCTTCGATTAGTTCCTCATAGTTTGTAGTATCCTCACCAACAATAGGAGATTCTGTAACTTCTACAGGTTCTTCTACTACAGGTTCCACTACAGGTGCTGGAGCAGGAGCAGGAGCTGCCTTTTTACCTCCAAGAAAATCTCCAAATCTAGACATTTTTAATACCTATACTATAAAAATATTTATCATGCAACAAGTTCAATAAACTCATTCAGAATTTTCTTGTTCATTTTCTTAGTGCGAAGACTTTTGACAAAGGCAGATTTGATTTGAGTTTTAGTGGCACCATCATCAACATCAAACTCAGAGTCACTAGAAAGAACATTACCAGAGAGTCCAAAGTAAGAATGATAACCAGAAGTTTTGATGGAGAATGACCTTTGCTTCTTCCAATCTTTCACAATTTTATCATGAAGTTTTCCATTATATCCACAGTAAGTTCTGATAAATGCTCCAGCATCACGAGAAGCAAGAACACGAATACCAATGAAGTTTACATCTGGGAAAGTTGTTTTCAGATCCTCCAAGAATACATCAGTCATCTTGTTCCATAGAACATCCATAGAATAAGTGTGACCGGTTTTGCGATTGCGAAGGAAGCAGTTGTGTCCAATCGAACCGGTGCCAATGAAAGGTTCGTGCTCCCAGTGACGTTGGATCTCACGGTGAAACTTGGGAGGATATCCTTCACCATCAGTCAACACAACACACTGAACCTTCTGAACCTTGTTCTCCTTCTTAAACTTAGGAAGAATTTGATGCAGAGCAATCATAGTCTCATTCAAGGGTGTGCCAGAAAGACCCATAGTATGAGGAATATTGTAGTAAGAACGAGTGGTACGATCAAAATAATATGCCAGACGGAACAGATGCTTCATCTGAGTTTCCAGTTCTTTGGTGCTGACTTTATGAGTCAGAAAATTCATCATAGAGAACCACTCATTAATGTAAAACACACCGTCTCTCTTTTGATATGAAAGATCCTTTACATCCCGAGAACCATCTTCATTATAAGTAAACAATGGATACTCATTTGTGAATGCATAAACATCAAAAGGAATACCAACCTTTTTACAGAACCAAACAAGATTACACATCTGTTTGACGGTATCCAACAACACATCTCCCATCGAACCACTCCAATCCAAAATAAAGATCAGACCGTGATTCTTACCATCGGCAAGAGTTGTTACTTTCTTGAACAGGTCTTCATTGTATCGATAAGTATGTAACTTAGATGTATCGAGCACTCCAGTCCGACTAACAGTAGCACGAGCATAAGAGTCTGCAGATTTACGGCATTCGAATTCTTTGACAAGATAATTCACCTCCTTTTGTGCAGATTTTTTAAACTTTGCAAACTCGGCATCAACATCATCAAATGCTTCTTGATATTGATAATCATCCCAAGTTTCACGACAATCTTGATGAATTGTAGAGTTAGGAACAATAATCTTCTCAAGATCAAGTTTCGGCACTTCTACATAGATATTCTCAATCCCATTCGTAGATGCAAGATCTTTGATTGCCTGTTCTAGTGCCTCTACAGTTTTGATTTCCACATCATTACTGGTGCCACCACAAGGTCCTTCTTCTTCGATTTCAGTGGTCTCTCCAGACTCTGCCGTAGAAGATTCACCATCATCAGTGGTATCAGTATCTCCTTGCTCAAGTCCTTGCTGATTTTGTGAAGGATCTGGACTGCCAGACTGAGATTCCAGAGAATCCATTTCAGTCTTTGTATCAGTATTGAGTTGGTTTTGGCAATAAGTATACAGTGCCTTTGCTGCCAGAAGAACATCATCAAAATCTTCACACCCCTCGATCATACGAAGGATGGGCATCTCAAGGTCTTCACCAAAAGGAACATCAATAAAGTTACCAATCTTGAAATGCAGATTCACACGATCTGCAAGGTTCATCTTGGTAACATCATCACACTCAACACCAAAGAAATCTTCCTCGGCAAGAACTTGGTATCCAGCATAGAAGGTCTTGGGAAGACCAGGATAACGACGTTTCATTAACTTCTCAATACGAACATCCTCCACAATGTTTACGAACTGTGGAGGAATCTTCGTTTCTTTCAACCAGTTACGGTCGGGTGTATACAGTGCGTGACCAACTTCATGTGCAACCAACATATCATAAACTTCATTGCCCGCTTTCTCCCACATAGGAAGAGTCAACACACGAGTATGAACATTAAAGCAAGCAGTCTCAACTTTCTTGTGCTCTACCACAAGATCTTCAGTGGCAAGGAGTTTAGCAAGTTGGGATTTGATTTCGTGTCGAACGGTCATTGCTCTGTTGCGTATGAACGTATTATACAAAAGAACCCTGCTGTTTAGGCAGGGTCATGTGACGCTTCTTGAACTGTCTCAATGCTTCTCGTCGAGATCGCATTGCTTGTGGTTTCAGTTTTCGTTTCTGTTCTTTACCAGAATTGTGTTTCCAGTTGGGGACTTGCATTGTTCTTTGGTGTATCAGGACACCATACGTGAAAAACCTTTGACTTTTTCGAACCGCATGACACTTTGGAATTTGTCATGTAAGTCCGTCTTATGAGAGATGACAAAGATATTAGCATCCTTAATGACATAACGAATAATTTTAAGAAACTCTTCAGTTCCAAATCCATCCAGTGAAGAATCAAATACCTCATCCATAATCAGCAGGTTAGTATTCACCGAGTTCTTGAGTCTTGCAACTTCCCTCCAAGTGAAAAGAAGTGCAAGATCAACTCTCATTTTCTCACCTTCACTGAAAGAACTATAAGAGAAGTTCTCGTGAATGGGAGATTCAATCGTTTCACTAAATTCTCCATCAAGTTTAAAGTTGATGTAGAAGTCCATCATTTGAAGGTAACGATTGACCTGCTGATTAATGAATGGAAGATACTTCTTAATGATTTTTGTTTTTACGCCATCATCCCGAAGTAGAGAATAGGCAAAATCGTAATGTACGATTTCTTGTTTTTTGTCTGAGAGATATTCAATTGTCTTTTGGAGATTTTCTCTAAACTCTTCTAGCTTCTCATGTTCAGTATTTCTGTTTTGTAGGTTACTGGTAATAGTTTGAATTTCATGTTCAAGATCTCTGATTTGTCGTTGATTGAGACTAATCCGAGTATTGTTTTGAGAAATGCCATGCGTTAATTTTGTGATCTCCTTAGATAGGGCATTGAATTGACGCTCTCTCTCCTGTTCGAACTCAATTGTTTTTTCAAGTTCATCATAACCATCTTTAAGTTCCTTTGCCTTATTTTGAACGTCCTCAATTCTATTTACACGAAACTCTTCCTCAATGGTTTGAGTGCAGGTAGGGCATACCGTATTTTCAGTAAAAAACTTATGTTCTTTGGTAATTGTGCTTACCTTTTGAGAGATTTTACCCTTAAGATTGTTTAGTTTTACTAACTTATCTCCAGCACCAATAACCTCCTTTTGCTTTTCTATTTTTACATCAATATCATCTTGAATACTTTCATTATCGTCCAAACATTCACCAACTTCCTTATCCAAATTGGCAATCTTTTCTTTGTTGGCATTGATATTGGCATTACCACGATTCTCAAGTTCTTCGATGAATTCTTGCTGCATCTTCATCTTATCCTTAAGAGTATCTTTCTTCAGATCCAATGCTTTGATCTGTTCTCTCTTTGTACGAATATTATCTTTAATGAGACTATTCATCGCAGAGAAGATACGAATATCCAAAAGATCCTCAATCACCTCACGACGATTGGAAGTGGTCAATTGCATAAAAGGCACAAAAGTACTACTGCCCAAAATCACAATCTGAGTAAAAGATTTATAATTTACCTTGAGAATATTTTCTTCTAGAATACGTTGATTAGCACGATCATCTGCTTCCTTATGGAGAGGAGCACCATTTACTTCAATATCAAAAAGATTGGGTTTAATTCCACGACGAACAAGATAATCTCTACCATTGATAGAAAACTCAATTTCTACAACACAATCTCTTTCGTTTGTAGCATTGACTAGTTGTGGTTTGTTGATTTTACGAAATGGTTTATTAAACAGAACAAACGTAAGTGCATCCAGCATCGTGGATTTACCAGCACCATTTGTTCCGACGATCAAATTTGTATGATGCTGTTGAAAATCAATCTCCGTGAACTGATTGCCAGAAGATAAGAAATTGCGATAACGGATTTTCTTAAAGGTTATCATTCTTAGGAGGGATCACAATGTCGTTTGGAGTGATTATAGCATACTTATATGCATAGTGCTTACAAGTTTTTATTGCAAGTTCATCGTCAACTTCTACAATATCCATCACAGCATCTTCTTGGTCTTCAAGCATCATAGCATATCTCTCGGCATCATCTTCTTCTTCAAACATGAACAGAACCTTATGTCCGTGTTTATCCTGAACAGCATAAGCACCTTCGTCTTTACTATCCCTAAGAGTTAAAAGATACATTTACTCCACTTCGCAAGCTTGCCGATACAAATCTTGGAAGATACCTTTGATGATGTTTTTATC